AGGCCAAAATCGCCAACACCCAAATCCCGGGCCAAGGCGCGCATGTCGGCTCCAACAAAATACCAGTCTGTGTTTTGCTTTTTGGCGTCCCTGGTGGCGTCCCTGGTGGCGTCCCCGGTGGCGGCCCAGGTGGCGGCCCTGGTGGCGGCCCTGGTGGCGGCCATGGTGGCGTCCCAGGTGGCGGCCATGGTGGCGTCCAAGGTGGCGTCCCTGTAGCGAATCGCCGCGGCAAAGCCGGCGGCGAAGCGCATCACAAAAGGCGACGGCACAAAAACGATTGCTTCCGGCGGCGGCAAGTTTGCCGCCGCGTAAAGCCCTAATACCGCCTTCTGACAGGCCTCGCGGTCCTCCGCTGTCATGGCCGCGGTAGACATGGCGTTTGCAATCCAGCGATCGAGCCAGATTGGCAATTGCGCCCGGTGTTCGGCCGTCAATTCATAGGGCTTCTGCACCATGGCTTAGTCCGCCACCCGGCGGGCGAGGCCGCTCTGCACCGTGCGCTGAATGCGAACGGCGTAGTTGCCCGGAGCGATGGTCAGCGCGGTGTGCTCCTGGTGTTCGAGCAACACCGGGGCGTCGGCCCGCACGTAGAGCCTGCCGCCGACCCCGTCGTCGCGGAACAGCGTCACGCGGTTGCTGAGGGCCAAGCTGTGATGATGCCCAGTGGCCTCGCCGCGTGCCAAGATCAGGCGGCCGCCTTCTGCCTCAACTTTTGAAACGTCAGCGGGGATCGCGTCCACCGGTATAACGAGCACGTCGCCCTGGCGGATGATGGTTGGTTTGGTCATTCAAAACGCTCCTTAATGCCGGCCCCAGGATGAGGCCGGGAATACTCGGAATTACTGACTTTCGTGGTCATGCCACGGCGTCCTGCATTCGCGTTTCAACGACCGGCACCGGGTTGCGCCTGCGCGCGTTGCCCTGATCTCCAATCTCCACGCGCGTAGCTCGGCTCGCGCCAAGCCGTTCCCCGCCTCCTGCGGGTACGTAATTGCGGATATTCACGGCGGCATTGCGGTCTCGACCCATCCGATTGCCACATTCACAGATCATCTGATCTCGCGGAATACTTAAGCGGCTGCCACTGACGCTAGCCGCTCATCACGTGGTGGGCGCCCATGCCGGCGACCAGGCGCTCAACTTCCTCGTCGTCGGAATAGGCAAGCTGGTGCGGCGTCAAAACCTGTTCGCGCTCGACATACCAGCCGGCGGCCTTGGCCTTCTCAAACATATCGTCCTTCATGTCGCAGAACTCGCGCAGCGCCGCCGCCATCTTCTCGATGTAGGGTTCGTCGCGATAGGTGCGTTCAAGGAACGGTGGCATTTCCGGCAAATAGCTGAACCTGTCAATGAAATCGAAACCGCCTATCAACATCTGGCCTTGAACCTGCGGTTTGTAATCGTGGCCGAAACCGTCAAGAAGATATTCAAGGTGCGTGACAGGATAAGGACATTTTATTTCGACCGCGCCATTGACGCCGATCAGCAGGCGGTCAGGAGAAGCGCCGATCCGGCCGTCGTCGGAGGTGATGAAACCGACTTGGCGCGTCTTGTGCTGCGATAGCTCATACATCTTGACAGCCTCAGGCTCCAAAGCCTTGCCGCGCTCGATCGCCTCGATGCCGGCCAGATCGTCCATGGGGCGGTTCAGCAGCATTTCCGCAACCAGCTTGATCGCATAGCCCCGCGCCTGCTTGGACAGATCACCCTTGGCTGGGGTGATGATCTTTTTGAATTCGCTGGCGGTGGGCCTGCCGATGCGCAGGGCAAACCATTCGGCTGAGCCCTGCTCGACCTGGTGCTCGATCATCGCGGCAACTCCGTGGGCGGCATGGGCTTGGCGACCTTGATGGCGTTGCGGGCCTTGGCCAAATCCTTCACCTGGATTTCGGTGACCGATTTCACGCCGAGAAAATCTAGGAAAGCATCGACACTGACCTTGCGCTTGACCAGCTCGGCGTTGATCGCGGCTACCGTGTCATCGTTGATGAATTCCTGGCCGCCCTTTACGCCATCGTCGTCCTCGCCCTCGGTGACGATGTTGAGCAGCATGGTGGCCGTGTAGCGCTTGCCATAGCTGAAGGTGCTGCCGTAGCCCTGCAGGCTGTTCTTGCCGCCGCTGCTGTCGAGCGGGAGCGGGATCGAGGCTTCCTCGGTGTGGCCGCCGACATGAATTAGCTTGCCGGTGACCAGCAGGCCGCCACCGTCGCCCTGGCGGGGCTGGCATTTGAAGGTCAGCGCAAAGCCTTCCGCGTCCAGGTCGGGCTTGATCGCGCGCATGATGTCCTCCCAGCGCGCGAACTTGAAGGCCGGCCGCTTGTTGCCTTGCTTGTCGTCGTAGGCAACGGTGCCGTCTTTCTTGATTGTGGGCAGCTTGCCGGCAAGGCGGGCGAATGCGGCGGCGAATTCCGCTTGTGCCTGCTTGGCCTCAATGCGCTCGTTCATCGCAAGAAGGGCCTGCATCTTTTCGACATTGACCGCAGGATCAGAAGCGGCACGGGCAATGATGGCCAGCATGCCGGATGCGGGCTGCTCGGGTTCGCGGTAAAAACTGTTTTCTTTCGGGTCCGAAGACTGATGCAGGGCAACCTCGGACGCCTGCTCTGCCTTCTGGCCGAGTGCCGGCGCGGGCTGCGCTGTGGCGATCTTATTCATCGGCCGAACGATCAACGGCTACGACCTGCACGTCCAACTCGGCGAGCCACGCCTCGAAGGTCTTTTCCAGCGCACCCACAAGGGCCTTGGCGTGGCCGTTATCGTATTCCAACACCAAGCGGCCGGAAGGATGGCCGATGGTGATATGGCTGTCGTCCTGATGCACGAGGGCGAGCAGCTCGCGCACCTTCTTGAGTTCCTGCCAAAGGTCGTAGGCTTTTTCGAGTTGGTCCGGGGTCATACGCGGGGTTCCTTGATGACTTGTTCGGCCGCCAGGCAGGCGCCGGTCAGAGTGGTTTCGCTGCCGGAAATCATGAGGGCGCCGCCAATACAAACCGAGTAAGCGTAGCGGCCATCGTCGCGCAGGCGGATGCGGAAATGCTCGCCCGTGCGGCAACGGCCCGACAGGATCGTGCCCTTGGTTTCCACGCGAAAAACGGCGCTCACGTCTTGGATCATGGGCCGGCGTAACCCAGGGCGCCGGACTGCATCAGGATCACGCGTGCGCAGGTGAGCACGTAGATCGTGCAGCAGGCCCCAAAGACGAATTTGAAAACGACGAGCTGGATGCGGGTGAGGGTCGGCATCAGAGGCGCGCCCCCTCGATGCGGTTCCACATGTCATCGACCCTGAGCGGCCGCCTGAAGCGGGCCAGCTCGGGCTGTCCGTATTCCGCGGCCAGCCCGGCCAAGCCGCGGCGGGCGCAGCGGAGCGACCAGCAGATTTCGCGGACTTCTTGCCAGCGCCTCAAATAGACATCCTGCTCGATGACGGCCGCATACTGCTCGACGGACAGCTTGATGTTGCCGGGCGCAATGCGCTGTCCGATCAGGTGCGCGTTGGGCGATGGCTGCCGGCGCAAGGCGCGGCGGAGCTTGGCGCGGCCCTCGATGATGCTGATTTGGTAGCCGTGCAAGATCAGATCGCCACGCTGTGACAGGGGCAGGCGTGCGGGGTGAACCATATCAGGGCTCCGTTCCGCGGTGGTTTTGGTGATCAGCATTGGATCACACCCGTGCCGCCGCAGCTTTGGCAGGGGATGCTGCCGAAATCTTTCACTGTGCCGCCGTCATGCGTGCGGTAGGTCTCGGACCAGTATTCGTAGCCATCGCCGCCGCAGACCTTGCACTCGACCTCGTCTGGCTCGGCCTCTTGCCCCGAATAGGGGCAGTTCAGGCGGCCAGGGCAGCGGCCAGGCAGGTCGTTGCCGCACACGCAGCCGATAGACATGCTGCGGGCCCGGCGCTCGTCTATGGCCTCGCGGCGCAGATCCTCGTCGTGATGCTCGTGGCGGGCGGCCATCATCCGGCGTCCGAGGTAACGATGGGCGCGCGGTCGCGGACCAAATTGGCGGTGGCGCCTGCAACCGAGACCTCGACCTGTTCGGCCACGACCTCCGCAATCAGCCGGGACAGCTCATTGCGGGCGTGAATGGCCTCTTCGAGCGACAGGGCCTTGTTGGCTGACACATCGCCGAAGGCGCCCCCGCTGAGCGAAAGGGCAATCGGCCGATCCTGCAGGATCGGGGCGGCAAGTCGATACACCTGGATCGTTTTGGGGTTCGATGGCACTTCCATGGCACTGTTCCTATCATGGGCGACAGGGCGCACGCTAGCGAAAAGCGCTAACTAGCGTCAAGAGCTAATAGTAGTTTCTATTGACAGACCATTAGCGGTATCGGAATGGTAGCATCCATGAGCCTGGATGCCTGGATGAAGTTGAACGAGCTGTCCAACACCGACATGGCCGAGCTACTGGGCGTGCACGTGATTTCTGTGTCAAAATATCGGTCGGGGGTCACAATCCCTCGGCGCAAGCTGATGAGAGCCATCGTTAATTTGACGGACGGTGAAGTGACTGCCTCGGATTTCTACGAACTGCAGGCGGCGTGAGCATGGCCCGGTCCGCGCGTGGCGCTGACGGCCATGGCGCGGCCTTGACCAACGCGGCGATCATCATTCTAAAACGGGGGCTGGATAAGTCCTTGAAGCCTGCCGAGGGGCACCGCAGTAAGCGGCCCGACGACGCAGGAAGCATCCGGAGGGCAGCTTAATGCTGTCCTTCAGAACCCTCGGCCTTCAGGCCGGGGAGCATGTCAGAGTTGGCCGGATGTCCTCCGGGGAAAGCGTGTGATGCTTTTGGCTTGCCCGCCCCACTCCGCAACCGAAACCTCTTTTCCGTGAGGCGGTAGTGCAGCGCGACTCCTTCATGGCGGGCCTGATTAACGACCGCGACCGGCCGTGCCTGGCGTTGGTTGCACCGATCACCGTCATCGACGGGGAGATGATGGGCGGCGGCGGGTATCAGGCAAATGGCCTTTGCGCCGCCTCGCTGACCGACCTATGCCGCATGCTGATGGCCGCCCGGGTGTCAGCCACGCATCTGCAAATCTTCGACTGCCTGCCGGGTGCCAGCCGCACGCCGGCCGTGTTCTGCAGAATTGCGGAAGCCGCTGCTTGGCAGGAGCCTGAATTTCCAACCCACCTTTCCGGCCGCAAAAAAAAGGAACGCCCATGGCACGCCGTGTAAAAGATCATGTGGCCGCGCAGGATCGCGCCTCCCACGTTTCGCCCGAGCTGATCCAAAAGCATTTCCGGAAAATCCACGATCTCGCCACAAAATTGAAGGAATTGTCGTCCGAGCTGCACACCGCTTTCAAGACAGCAAAGTCCGATGGCGTGCCGATCGACGCGCTCAAAATGGCGCGTAAACTCCACAAGATGGACAGCCTGGAGGCCCAGCAGCTGCTCAACCAGGTCGCCTATATCGGCCGCGTGCTCGGCATGCCGTTCGCCACCCAGCTCAGTATGTTCGGCCAACCGGCCGACACCGCGGTTTCCGCAGAGGCCGCCCAGGAACAGCGCAACTTTGATGCCATGGAGACTGGGCGCGCCTGCGGGCGGGACGGGGGCAGCAAGACGCTGAACCCATACGAGCTGGGCACGGAGGAGCACACGTTCTGGCTGAAAGGTTGGGGCGCCGGCGATGAGGCCCGCTTCAAGGCGGCCAAGGCAACCGGCACGGACGTGAAGAAACCCAGGGCCAAGAAGGCAGCCACGCGCGTGACGGGCGAGAATGGGGCGCCCCTACTGCAATGAGCGTGATCCTCGCCATCGATCCCGCGCAGAACTGCGGGGTGTGCGCCGGCAAACCTGGCAGCACGCCCTATGTCGGCCTGTGGAAGCTGCCCGTCACAGCCAAGCCGGGCGAGCAGCTGGCGGCCCTGCACGGCGCGGTGGCCGATGCGATCGTCGAATTTGCGCCCACCAGGATCGTGGTCGAGGCCGATATCACGCTCCATCGCCGCAACCCCAATGCCACCGCCTATCAGCAGATCGGGATGGTGGCCGTGATCGAAATGGTGGCATGGATGCACGATGTGCCAATGCACATCGCATCGGCCTCGGATGCGCGCATGAAGATGCTCGGGCGAACTAGGTGGCCGAAGAAAGGCGATTGCAAGATCGCCGTGCTGGAGTGGTGCAAAGACCAGGGTTTGGACATCGTCGATCATAATGTCGGTGATGCGTTTTTGCTTTGGCGGTATGCCGCCGCCGGCGGCCGAGCTCGGTTGCCACTGCTTGAGAGAGTGGCCGCATAGATGGACGGCTCGCACCAGGCCCTGGCCATAAGCCATCGCTTCGATCAGCAGCGGCAGGATATGCTGGCAGACTGGCGCAGGCTGATCGCATCAGGTGCGAGCACGCAAAGGCTTGAGGCCGAGATCGTTGGCACCAAAAACGCCATGTCGCAGCTGCTGAAGCTGGCCAGGCCGGCGCCATGAGTGAGTTGCTGAAATCCAGCCGCTTTGACGCCGATCCGGCATACCGCGAGCAGCTGGCCGAACCTATCCAGCCGGGGGCGAGAGACGATTCCGACGCGCTCTATCAGGATGCGCCACGCAACGCCGATGCAGCTCAGGCCATTGCCTGGATACGCAAGACGATCCGGTTGCAGACTGCCAATGAGGCCGTCTTCGACCTGCTCGATGAGGCTGACACGCTAGCCTATGCCGAGAGCATGATGCTTGCCCTGGCATTGGCCCAGCGGATGCAATGGCCAGCCTCATGGGCAAATGCAGCCCTCCAAGCCGAGTGGGGACAGGCGCAGCGCAAGGCGATCGAAATAAGAGACGCAGCCGAGAAAGCCGCCCGCCGGCTGGTGTTCGAGCGCGCACCAGGCCAGAGGGTTCTCGACGCTGCGATGGCCGTTTTTAATCGTGCGGACTACTACCCATCCCGAGAGGCCGTCGTCGCTCTGTGTCGCCGTATTGCCCAGGGAGGCCGGGGCGCCCCGCGACATGGCAGACCTCGATGATGAAATCTATGGAAAAACTGGACGCCATAGACCTCGCCCTCAGGTGCGCGTCGTCGCCAGCAATCCAGATCCAATCTACGCCCTGGTCTGGTTCGATCAGATCGAGCCGCGCCTGGATGTTCGCGACTTCGTCCAAGGCCTGCTGCTCGAACAGTCCGCCGCCGTCGTCTATGGCGACAGCAACGCCGGCAAGACATTCTGGACAACCGACTTGGCCCTGCACATCGCAGCAGGGCGGTCATTCGATGGTCTGCGCGTCGAGCAGCGCGGCGTCGTATATTGCGCCCTCGAAGGCGGCCTCGGCTTTCGCAACCGCGTCTCGGCCTGGAAGCTCAGCCAGGGCCTTGATGACGCCCAACTCCCGTTCGCGGCCATCGAAAGCCAGATCAACCTGCTGGACGGCGAGGCGGACGTCGATCGCCTCATCAGCACCGTCCAGGCGGCCGCGAAAGCCGCGGGCATCGACATCGGCCTCATCATCATCGACACGCTTGCCCGCGCTCTGGCCGGCGGCAATGAAAACGCCTCCGAAGACATGGGGGCGCTCGTGCTGAATATGGACCGCATCAGGCAGGAGGCCGGCTCCGCCGTCCTCTTCGTGCACCATAGCGGCAAGGATCAAGCGAAAGGCGCTCGCGGACACAGTTCGCTCAGAGCAGCCATCGACACCGAAATCGAAGTGCGGGTGGACGAAACCACCAACGCCCGCACCGCGACTGTGGTCAAGCAACGGGAAATGCCGAAAGGGCGCGTCTTCGCCTTTTCGCTCCAGCCCCGCGACCTTGGCCGCAACCGACACGGAGAGCCGGTAACCACCTGCTTGGTCGTGCATTCGTCGAACGGGATAGCGAACCTGGCGATGGGGCCTAGCCCCCATACAGGAGCTCGGGCGCCGACGCGACTAAATGGGGCCTGTATGCGTGCGCTGCAGGTGCTCTCCGATGTCGTTTACGAGAAGGGGGTAGAGGGCTGGCCGGGCCTTCCGAATCGATCCTTCTCGGTGCCGGTCAAATGGTGGAGGGACCGCTTCTACGATCAAGCGGCCCCAGGGGCGGTTGACGACGACCCCAAAAGGCAGCTCGCCGCTAAAAAGAAGGCTTTCGCCCGCGCAGCCGACACGCTCGTAGAGAGAGGCGTAGTTGGTATGGCTGAAAGCCGCGTCTGGATCGTAAAAGACGAAAGAAATCATTCTCCTAACCAACTTTCCGAAACGGATGCCGAATGAGGGACAAGTTTTTCTTGTCCCTCAGGGGACATTTGTCTTTTCGGGCATGTCCCCGAGGGGACAAAGGGGACATTTTCCCTTTAGGGGAAATGTCCCTTGTCCCACGAGGGAGCCCCGGCTCCGAAAATGTCCCCTTTTGGGATCAATGGGTTAACTTCGCCGAAAAAGGGGACAAAAATGTCCCCTAGGGGACAAAAGGGACATGTCCCCTTTGTCCCCTCGGGGACA